ACCACAAGCGCCAGGCGATTAAGCCTGGACACTCCACCCGGGAATTTCACCCGGGAGATCTGGCGTTGCGCCAGTCATAGAGGGACGTAATTCCGAAAGGAATATGCCGCCTCGCCACCTTGCATCGTCAAAACATCGCTTAGTGCGATAGAATCGGACTACCTTTTCCTCTTGCGAGGTCTCGATAGTAAACTCCGAGAGACGATGTTCCACGGTGTTCAACCAAAGGAGATAACCACCCAAAGCAGTAGAAGAACTCTCACCATCGTCTGGCAAAAGCTTTCGAGCTTTGTTAGGCCTCCAGTAGCTGACAAGACGTGATTTATCATTCACGTCTACACCGCCCCAAAAACACTTCGGAATGTACTGTGAGAGGATCTCCCACAGTTCCTCTAGGTCATCCCAGAGGATACCGATGCCGCTCGTGGACCACTTCCTAATCTGGTTACAGACATGGATACAATCCACTAGACGAGCAACGGGCTTCCTAATGTAAAAAGGAGTAACGTCAAGACCAGCATAATAATGACCGCCGCAGGACTCCCGAAAGGGCCCTGTGAAGAAGGTCTTCGACTCGTTCGTGCGAAATCCTAGTACGGATAACGCATAAATAAGTCTAGGAGCCCAGTCACTCGGGACGACGATGTCGTCACCGTATACTAGTATGACGTCTGTCTTATCTCCAGCGAAATGGGCAGTAGCCTTGGCTATAGCCCAAAAGAGTAACGACTCTAACTCGAAAGTAAAGCCGTTACCCATGCTGGAGAACATCTCATTAACATGCACCTCACCATCAACGATGGTGCGGTCGCATCTGAGGTCATCTAAAAGGGTAAACCAGAAGGGTGAAACCGACTGGAATACAAGTTCCCTTGAGATAGAATCAGATGCGGAAGAGAGATCGATAGTGGCTAAATCGCCAGTTCTCGACCCTTCTTTTGCAGCGGCGGCGTTTCGGGACTGATTGTTTAGATCAATACCGAACAGACGCAAACGGCGGCGGATGAAATTTCCGACACCTCGTTGCAAATACATGTTAAGATCGGGTTCCTTACAAGCAACCCGATCGATTTCAGACGTTTTAGGAACAGTGAAAAGGACGTTACCTTCCACCACGGAGAATTGCTCTCCGTCACGGAACTCGCGCCACAATGGACTTTCCTCCAGAAGGAGTTCAGCCCAAGGCAACGCGCGTGCGGTTACGTCTGCTTTCCCCAAGTACTTACGGGCGGGATGCCCGTGTACGCGAGCTCTACTCGTCGAAGCCCCCCCACTGAAGCCGCCGTTAAGCGTCTCAACAGAAGGAACCTCACCAATCACCATTTTAACGTAGTGACGGACCGAGTCCATAAAACGAGCATAAGTGACACGAGGTAAAATATTGTATTCCTCGTTAATGGTCGACAAACGCTCGTTGGTCTCCTCGTTGCGTATCTCAGTAGCTAACCACTTATCGACTGCAGCCTTGCGGCGTAGGTCAGCGGGGAGCGTGTCTGAAGACACAAACTTCGAAAAGACCTCCTGCTTCAGGTATCTGTGGCGAAATGAATCGTCAGATAAACCCTGCAGATGGCTTCGGATTATCGGAGTTAAGTCGTGGGGCAGTGGGAAGTTCGCGTCGGGTTTCGACGTACGTTTCCCGTGCTGTCGTATTCTCATGTGGTTCTCCAATCATGACAAAAGGTTCTCGTGTAATCACGAAGAAAGACAAAAGGAATAGCGCTAATGTAAGAACACTAACGATCCCTAGCACCGTCAAGACGAGTGCTGTCTGTGTATCGCGGCGAACCGTCAATACACACCTTGCAGTTTGACGATCGTGTCATGGATGAGAGGCTTGGTGGTCGCAAGACCGGAAGCCAACATCCCGACGATATCATTTCGCTCCTGCTCACTCGACGAAGCGTCGAACGAGAACATGCACTCGGCGTAAGCCTTGCGCACGACCTGGGGCGTGACGATACCGTTGATCGTCGCATTCTGCACGACAGGGACCTCTACCTTAAACACCGCCTTGTAGCGGCCGGTAGTGGTCTTAACCAAACTGATGGTGGCTCGGCTATCGCCAAGCGGGACACCAGTGGTCTCCACGACCTCACCGACGTCGCCACGCACGTTGCGCGGTTGGAAGGTGTGGTTGACAGGAGTAGAAGCTCGGTCCGTCAGGACCAAAGACTGCATTTGAGGCATAATATTACCTTTCAAGATGTAGAGGTTTATGTCTCCACATGTGGTCTCGAGCCAAAGAAACTTCAACGACGGGATTGTCGTCGAAGCCGAAGATCGAGGGTTTGGGCAAACAGCGCTGTTGCGCTGGCTGCGTTGGACGTGGAAAATGGCGATTTCACGTAAAGCTCTGGTCCAGGAAAGTTGGCACTAACACGACGGTCATTATGAATGAACGCCGCTTTAGCGACAGCAGGTGTACCAGTACTCTTGAGAACAGAGGACTGCGGCATCGCAAGGACACCAACAGACGAACCCTCCATTGTCTGTGAAATATAACCATCACGATACGTCAAACCATTGGTTGCCGATAGAGCTTGGAAATAGCTTCCAATCGGAACCGCCCAATCTATTACGAAGGATAGGGGTATCAATTCCCATCCCACAGTAAATGGATCGGTGAGACCATAGCGAGTGGCATTGTTCCAATAACCGGAGGAGACGCGGGCTGTTATTCCGCATCTACCAACAGTCTTGTGCATGCCATCAACGGTTTGGAAGCCGTTGCTATCATCCTTGTGCCAGGTCTTCGTCCTCGTTGCACTAGACGACACCTTAAGAAGCATTTTCTCAGCTTCACGGGTGCGTATGTCTTTGTACATCGAATGGAGATCACTGAACAAGGGGTCCCAACCGTACTTATACTCTAAGTACCAGTTGAATGGTTTCTTCCCGTGGATCGTTCCAGCGAGCGCATCACGCAAGGCCCTTCTTCGCACTAAGCGATAGAGGTTCAAGAGTGACACGAAGCGTTTCGCGATCATGTCGGAAGATTTGACGCTCTCTGCAGTGTAGACGGCTAGATTGCTCTTGCCGTCAGCCAGTTTGATGCGGGCTTTTGTCTGGGCCTCACTAAGGACTTCTTCGAAGTTCCAAGGTAAGGTAAAGGAGGTTGTTAGACCTCCACCATTCATCTGACCAACATTGGACCTGACGTCAGAGGTAAGACCCTCCGTCGTCGTAGTGTCACGACTGCCTCTCGTAGTGATAACACAAGGAGTAATTTCAACCCTTGTGATAGCACGCTGGTGGCTAGAGTTCGCTCTAGTACCATCAGCTCTAACAGGATTACTACTCTTTCCACTTCGGAAATGGTAGGTTTCACGGAACAACCGTGTGGTTTGCGTAACTGTTTTCACTCCAGTACTGCGATTGAGAACTGTCACTCGAGTTGGTACAGTACCATCTCTAATGGCAGCCCACTCAAAAGCATTATTTGGAGCTGGAACACCCACGCATAACCTCCTGTTAGTTGATATTACGAGTAACTACCGATGAATAACGAACTAAGCCGTTAGGCACCGCTCAGCGAGAATTTGCTGAGTGAGAGGCACCCCCTAGGGGGTG